ACAAATGCTATTTCACGATTATTATTTTGATTATTAATTAATTGAATACCTATACCATTTGAATTATATATATTATTTAAATTATAATAATCATTGACACCTTTTCCACTAAAAATTAATCCTACACCTTTTTTATTTAAATTAAAATTATCATTTCTTAATTCCATCTTTAATTAGTAAAAAAAAATAAAAATAATTATCTTATCACAGAAGATTTATAATCAAGATTGGAACTCAATAAACATATATCTTTATAAATTTGTTGTGTAGCACATATATTTAATGTATATAAATAACTTTTATCTAATATATGAAAATCTTTTACATATGAACCATATATAAATATTTCATTATCATTAATATATTTATCAATTATAAATTCATATTTTATAATATTATCAATCATTATTTGATTTATTTCAAGAATTTTTGTTTCTTCAATAGAATTTAATGTGTATATTTGAAGAATATCATCTATTTTTAAATCTTTATTATCATCTAATATAAATTTATTATTATTTATAGGAACTAATTTATAAATATTAGGAATAAATTTTGATATTATTTCTACTGCTTCTGGAATAACTTCTCTAATTTGTTGAGCTATAAAACCATATACATTTGATGATGTTCTTTGAATTGTATCTATATAATTATATGTTTTTGGTTCTATTCTCATTATTTTTAATAATGCTTCATTATCATTAATATCATTAATATTTGTTTTAATTCTAATATCACTTAAAGCATAACTATTTTTACCACAAATAATATTATCTGTTGTTCTTAATGAAAAAACAGCAGGAGTATTTGAATAACCTGATAAAAATGTTCCTTGTTGTGTTGATGTAATATAAGCACCACCATTATTTAATGTTGTACCTGAATTTCCAGTAATATCTAAACAATTACCAATATTAATAATATTTGAATTCATATTCATAACCTCAATATTATTTGTTGAAAATGAGATTTTACCGATACCATCGGCAGAACCACCATCAATTAATAGATAATTTCCATTTGAACCTTCAATTTTTACGGCAGAATTATAAGAAGATGATGTTTGATATCTATTATATACTGTTAAAAATGGATTTATAATATTAGAACTAATTGAACCTAATTTAAAAAATATATTATAATTATTATTTACATTTTGAGGAATTAAATTATTACTATTAAAATAAAAAACCATTGCGGAACCATCAGTATTTGGTTGAATATATTGAGTTCCACGAATATATGAATTTCCATAAAGAAATAAATTAGAACTTGTTATAGTATTACCTATTCCAACATTACCTATAAAATTAATATAATTAGAATTATTTGGAATTAAATTAGATGAAAAAGGGTTAGTATCAAAATTTGAAGTAAATGTAAAAATATTTGAATTTTGATATTTTATGTTTCCAGTTATATTTATATTACCAACAACATCTAATGTTGATTGTGGATTTGTTGTACCTATTCCAATATTTCCTAAATTAAAATATATATTATTAGGATTTATTGAACTTACAATAAATGGCGATGAACCAATTATAGTTCCATCTGCTCTTGTTAATACTCCTGTATTTTCAAGAATTATATTACTTATACTTAATGTTTTCGTATTTATAAATAAGGCATTACTTATATTTGAATTATTTAAATCAAGAACACCTTTAATACTTACATTTCCAATAACATCGAGGGGATATTGAGGATTAGTAGTACCAATACCAACAAAACCAGAATTATAAAAGATATTATTATTAATATTTAAATTAGAACTCCATCTACTAGCGTAAAATGGTGTTCCATCTTTTCTTAATATTGTTCCTGTATTTTCGATAAGAATATTACTAATATTTAATGTTTTACTATTAATGATATTAACATTACTAATATTTGAATTTTTCATATCAAGAATACCATTTATATTAACATTACCATATATATCTAAATTAAATAATGGATTTGTAGTCCCTATACCTACAAAACCAGAATTAAAATATATATTATTACCATTTGGCGTCCATCTACTGGCATAAAATGGTGTTCCATCTTTTTTTAAAAATGTTCCTAAATTATCAATATTAATATTACTAATATTTAATGTTTTAGTATTTATAATATTAGCATTACTAATATTTGAATTTTTCATATCGAGAATACCATTAATATTAACATCACCGAATACATCTAAATTAGATGTAGGATTTGTAGTTCCTATTCCAATAAATCCATTAGAATTTATTGTTAAATTTCCAATAATTATTTTTCCATTTGGAATATTATTAGTCATAATAAAATTTTGTTTTTCTTTATTTAAATATATATCACCGATACGAATAATAGCACTATCATTAATACCTGATTCAATATGTATAGATGATAAGGGATTAGTAGTTCCAATACCTATTTTTCCATTAATAAACATATTAGAATTAATATAACAATTCGAACTGATATATATATCACCACCAATTAATAATGAATTATTACTCCAAATTAAATTAGATGATTGTATTAATGGATTTGTTCCATTACCTATAAGAAGTTGATTAGAATTAAAGGTATTTATACCAGTTCCTCCATATAATACTTTTAAAATTCCAGTATTAATAATATCAGCAGATGTTCCTGTACCTTCTATAATTGATTTTGTTAAAATAGAACCACCTATATTAATATCAATACAGGCAATTCTACCGGATACATCTAATAAATTTCGTGGATTAGTTGTACCTATTCCAACATATCCGGTATTAAAATATATATTAGATGAATTATTTTGAATATCATATATATTAGACCATTGACTATTTAAAAAAGGTGTTCCATCGCCATTATATATTTTTCCATTGAGAATTAGATTACTTAAATTTAAATTTGAAGTTATTAGACAATCACCAATTACATGTAAATTTGATATAGGATTTGTAGTACCAATACCTAATTTTGAATTAGGAATAATAACATCTCCACGAATATCGAGAAAATTTTGTGGATTGGTTGTACCTATACCGATATAACCATTAAAATTACTAATATTAATATGAGAACCTATTTTAGAAATTGTAAATATATTTGGAAAATTATTAGTAATAGAAAGAGAACAATCATTGGATGAGTATAAATGAAGAGTTGAAATTGGGTTTATAGTGCCAATACCGATACGATTATTGGATGTTATAAAAATATTTGAATTAATATTTATAAGATTTTGAGATTTGATGGAAATTTGCGAAGGTTGAAAATTAAAATTTAGAGAAGGATTATTAGAATTTAATGTATCTACGATAGCAAATTCTCTATTATTATCAAGATTACTAATTAAACGGAAACCAATACCATTTGAATTATAATTATTATCAAATCTATAAAAATCATAAAGACCTTTACCACTTATTTTAAAAGCAAGATTAGAATTTGAAGTATAATTATTCATATGAGCAATATAAATAGCATCATTTATAATAGACATATCTTAATATTAAAAATTAAATAAAAAATTGATTTAGAACTTATATTAAATATTAACTATATATAATGTATTTTAATAAAAATCAAATATATATATTAAAAGAAACGAGAAAATTTGTAAAGGAATATATGAATAATTTAAATGATGTTAGTCATGATTATAAACATATTAAATTAGTTGTTAAATATTCATCTAAAATAGCAAAAGACGAGGGTATAAAAAATCCAAAATATTTATTTCAAATTAGGATGGGGGCATTATTACATGATATAGGAGATCACAAATATACAAATGAAAATCAAAAAAAGATTTTATGGAAATTTTTAAATAAATTTAAAAAATTAAATAAAATTGATAAAAGAGAAATTGTTGAGATAGCATCAAATGTATCATTATCAAAAGAAGATAATAGAATTAATAAAAAATTAGATATTGTAAAAGATGCCGATAGAATTAATAGTTTAGGTTCAATTGGAATAATGAGATATATATCATATAATATAATTAATAATGATGAACCTGATTTTAATGAAATCATTGAAAATATGAAGAGAAGAACGAAAAAAATAATAAAATATTTAAAGACAACATCTGGAAAAAAAATGTCAATTAAACATTTAAAATTAATAAAATCGTTTATAAAAAATTATAGAGATTTTAGTTAAATTATCTATTTAAAAATAAGGAAATAATCATTTTTTAATGGAGAAAGAATTAGATAAATTAATAAATATAGCAATTAAGGAAGAATTAAATGAGAATATTATTTCAGAAATAATTTTTTTATATTTTAAAGATGATAAAAAAATAATTGAGAATTATGATAAAATTAGAATTAAAATTAGTGAGGATATTTTTAATTTATTTATAAATATTGCCAATGATTATGATAATAATGCTAAAAAATTTGATATAAATTCTAATGAATGGAAAATAAATAAAGAAAAATATATAAATATATGTAATTTAGCATTAAAATTAAAAGATGCTAAATTTAAAGATAAAATTATGAAGTCTTATATAATAAGAAATAAATCCCAATAATTATAAATAAATATCCTATTAATTGTCTATTTGATAATTCTTCTTGTAATAAAAAATAAGATGCTATTATTGTTATAATTGGATATAATGACATTATAATCATAAAAATATTAATATTTTGGTTATCATTTATAACTTTTAGAAAAAATATTCGTGCTATAAATGTTCCAAAAAAAGATATTAAGATAATTATAAATAATATTTTATAATTTAAATTTGTATATCCATCTAAAATTTCATTAAATTTAAAGAAATATAAATAAAAACAGATAAAAATTAAACCTATAAAATGAGAAATTAGAAGAAGTAAAGTATATGGAATTAATGATAAATATAGTTTAATAATTACAGGTATTATACCTTCAATAAATAAAATATATAGAGGTAATATCATATTTTTCTTTCTAATAAAAAAAATGATAATTTTATATAAATAAATAAAATAGATATTAATAAAAATGGATTTAGACAAAATAGATGTTATTATTGAAAATCTTAAAGATATGTTAAAATCTCGTGGTGATAATATAGATGAATTTGAAGAACACGAAGTAGAAGTTGAGAGAGAGGACTTTTTTAATGATAATCGTCCAGTTGATTTTCATACGAGTAATACCGCTATTATCTTTGTATTAACGAAAAATTTAAGATCTATTATTATAGATGCTTTAAAGAAAAATAAGAATAATATTGATGGATTTGTTAAAGAATTTAATGGTAAATATAATATAATTTTAATATTAAATAATGATTTATTAACTTCACCTTCTATTACACAATTAAATAATATTGATAAACTTTTTCAAAAGAAGGGTGGAATGCTTCAATATTTTCATATTCAAGACCTTCTTTTCAATCCTACTAAACATCAATATGTTCCTCCTCATAGAAAATTATCAATAGAAGAAAGTAAGGAAATTATGGAACATTATAATATTAAATCTAAATTACAAATGCCAATTATTCTACATACTGATAGAATTGCGAAATGGATTGGAATGAAACAAGGAGATATTGTAGAAATTACACGATATAATGAGAATTCAGGTAAAAGTTTTTATTATCGTTGTTGTATATAGAATATGAATTTTGAAAATTTTAAAATAACAACTAATTCAACTAATTCAACGACCAATATAAAAAAGAAATGTCGAAAAGATGAGGTTTGGGATGTGAAAAATAAAAAATGTAAAAAAAATCATAAAGATAATGATAATAATTCAGTAAATAATAATAATGGCGGTGGTGCTGGTATAGGTACTTATATTTTTTTAATATTATTTTTAATAATATTTATAATTATACTTATAGTATATTTTACATTTAAATATATTGTTTATATTTTAATATTTGTTGTTATTATTGTATTTATCGTTTATTATTTTAAAAATAAGGAATAATATTATTATAATTCCATTAAATATTCTTTATCATTATCAAAGGGTAAATTATTAGGATTATCTATAATATCTTTAAAACCATATTTGAGATATAAATTATGTAAATAATCAGTTGTTGATTTATTTTTATCAATATATAAAATGATATTAGTATTTTTATATATTTTTCTAATAAAATCGAGAATTGAAATGGCAATTCCTTTTTTTCTAAAATTATGATGAATACATAATTGATTAATTGACAGATGATTATTTATATAATATAATCCTACAAATCCAATAATTATTCCTTTATCTTTACAATAAACAAAATATTCATAATCATTTATTCTAGAATTTTCAAAATATTCGAGTATAAAATCATTTAATTTTTCTTTCATAATATTTGATATATTATTACTATGAATGATAATCATATATTTTTATATAAAATATATATATTTATATATTTATATATGAGAGATAAAAGATTATATAATAATAAATATATATATTTATATAATAAATATTCAAGAGATGAATATGTATATTTTAATAAATTAGATAATAAAAATAAAGATGAAATTTATAAAATAGAAAAGGAAATTGATGAATATAAATCTATAAATGAACCATTAAGATTTAAATTTTTATCTTTAAATACAACTATTGAAAATAAGATTGCTATTATTAGAAAATATGAAGATTATATGAGATTATCACCGAATTCTAGTGAATTTTCTAAATTAAATAAATGGATTACATCTGTTTTACAAATTCCATTGGGAAAATATAAAGAAATTAATGAAAATAAAAATATTTCTAAATTTTTAAAAAATATTAGAACTAATCTTGATAATGTTATATATGGGCATCAAATTACAAAGGAACAAATATTAAGAATTTTAGCTCAATTTATATCTAATCCACAAGCAAAAGGTTATGTAATAGGAATACAAGGTTCAATGGGTGTTGGTAAAACTAAATTTATAAAAGATGGTATAGCGAAAGTTATTGGATTTCCTCTCGCATTTATAGCATTAGGTGGTTGTTCTGATTCGAGTTATTTAAAAGGTCATTCATATACATATGAAGGTTCGACATATGGAAAAATAGTAGAACAATTAATAAAAACTAAGATTATGAATCCGGTGTTTTTATTCGATGAATTAGATAAAGTTTCAACAGATAGACATGGAGATGAAATAATAAATACATTAATACATATTACAGATGGAACACAAAATGATAAATTTTGTGATAAATATTTTGATGAATTGGATTTAGATTTATCAAAATCTATTATATTTTTTACATTTAATGATATTAATAAAGTCAATCCTATTTTAAGAGATAGAATGATTGTAATAAATGTTGATAAATATTCGAGAGAAGATAAATTAAAATTAATAAAACATAGTTTATTAGAAACTATTTATAAATCTTATAATTTTAATGAAAATGATGTTGAAATAAATGATGAGTTAATGTATTATATAATAGATAATACAACAGAAGAAGATGGTGTAAGAAATCTTCAAAGAAATATTAATAATATATATAGTTATATTAATATGAATAGATATTTAATAATAAATGGAAAGACGATTAAATTTCCATTTAAATTAGATAAAGAATATATTGATAAATATATGATAATGAAACGTGATATCGATAAAAATATTCTATCTATGTATTTATAAATGAGATATTTAAAATTAATTATACCTTTAACAATTATTATATTATATATTTATGTTTTATTTTCTAGTTTTTATGAAGATTTTGAAATATCAAATAATATTATTTTTAAAACAAAAGAAGAAATACAACTTTTTATTATTAATGATAAAGATAATTATATTAAAAATATGAGTATATATGATTTGAGAGCGAGAAAAGTTAAATCAAATGAAGAATATATTAATTTAATTGTTATAAATATATTAGATTTTAATGAGGCACAAAAAGCAAAATTAAAAAAATGTTCTTTAAAAGCATCTGAATATTTTAATAATGGTAAAGATTGGAAATTTGCTTTAATTTCTTCTGTATATGAAGAAGGTTTTCCACATACAAGAGAAGATATAATATTTTTATCTCCTTCTGTTTTAAATTATGATGATAATACATTAATAAAAACACTTATTCATGAAAGTATTCATATATATCAAAGATATAATAAAAAAGCAATGGAAGAATATATGATTAATAAAGGTTTTGAAAAAATTAGACGAAGAGAAAAAGGAGGATTAAATAGATCTAATCCTGATTTAGATGAATTTATTTATAAAGATAAAAATGGATTTGAAATGATAGCTAATTATAATAGTGAATATCCTAATGGAATTGGTGATATAAAAATATCTAATAATATGGAACATCCATTCGAATATATGGCATATGAAATTGCTGAAAAATATTATAAAATATTATTAAATAAATATAAAGAATTATAAAATAAATATTTAGAAATTTAAAAAAGAATTATAAAATAAATATTTAGAAAATTTAAAAAAATATAATTAGAAAATTAAAAAGATTTAGATTATTTTTTAATAATTATTTTATAAATATAATTAGAGATTTAGAAATTTAAAAAGAATTATAAAATAATTAAATATAATAATTAATTAAAATTTAAAAAGAATTATAAAATAAATAAATATAATAATTAATTAAAAAAGATTTATAAAATTTAAAAAGAATTATAAAATAATTAATTAAAATTTAAAAATATAATTAGAAATTATAAAGATTTATAAAATTTAAAAATATAATTAAAGAATTTAAAAAGAATTAGAAAATATAATTACATTATTTTTAAAATAATTATAAATAAATATAATAATTAATTAAAAAAGATTTATAAAATTTAAAAATATAATTAAAGAATTTAAAAAGAATTAGAAAATATAATTACATTATTTTTTAAATAATTATAAATAAATATAATAATTAATTAAAAAAGATTTATAAAATTTAAAAATATAATTAGAGAATTTAAAAAGAATTATAAAATAATTAATTAAAATTTAAAAATATAATTAAAAATTATAAAGATTTATAATAATTAATTAAAAAGATTTATAAAATTTAAAAATATAATTAGAGAATTTAAAAAGAATTATAAAATAATTAATTAAAATTTAAAAATATAATTAGAAATTATAAAGAATTATAAAATAATTAATTAGAAAATATAATTAGAGATTTAGAAAATATAATTAGAGAATTTAAAAAGAATTATAAAATAATTAATTAGAAAATATAATTACATTATTTTTAAAATAATTATAAATAAATATAATTAGAGATTTAGAAAATATAATTACATTATTTTTAAAATAATTATAAATAAATATTTAGAAAAATTAAAAAGATTTATAAATCTAAAAATAGATTATTAAATTATATATAAAGAATTAAAAAGATTTAGAAAAATTAAAAAATAAAAATTATAAAGATTTATAATAATTACTTATTATTTATTTAAAAATGAATTTACTAATGAAATTAAGAAATTGGTTATTTTCATTTTATTTAAATAATAGTAATTGGGAGTGTTTATATTATAATCCACCAATGAAATTAAGAGATTGGATTGATATTAAAAAACTTAATTGGAATGCATTATCATCAAATATAAATGCTTTTGAACTTCTTAAAAATAATAAAAATAAAATTAATTGGCAATATTTATCAGAAAATCGTAATCCTAATATTTTTACCATTCTTAAAGATAATCAACATAAAATTGATTGGAATGAATTATCTTTAAATCCTAATGCAATCGAACTTCTCAAAAAAAATAAAGATAAAATTGATTGGGAATATTTATCAACAAATATAAATGCTATTGAATTACTTGAAGATAATCTTGATAAAATTGATTGGGATGAATTATCATTTAATCCTAACGCAATCAAACTTTTAAAAGAAAATCCAGATTTAATAAATTGGGATTATTTATCAGCTAATGAAAATGCAATTGAACTTTTAAAAGAGAATCCAGATTTAATAAATTGGAATTATTTAGCAGAAAATGAAAATGCTATTGAAATTTTAAAAGAAAATCCAGATAATATTGATTGGGAGAGTTTATCATATAATTATGCTGGTATAGAATTATTAAAAGAAAATCAAGATTTAATAGATTGGAAGTATTTATCGTTTAATAAGAATGCTATAGAACTTTTAAAAGAAAATCAAGATAAAATTGATTATTATGAGTTTTGTCGTAATCCATCAATCTTTATTTATGATTATGAAAAAATGAAATCAAACTTTCAAGAATTAAAAGAAGAAATAATTGCAAAAGCTCTTCATCCAAAAAGAATATTTAAATTGATTTCAAAATATGGAGAAGATGAAATCTATAATAATTATTTTGAATAAATTTAAAAAGATTTAGATTATTTTTTTAATAATTATAAAGATTATTAAA